GTGGGCAGGTAATCCCATCGATCAAGCGTCCGTGCCAGCGTCCGGGGCAGCCGGGTCGGCCTCCGTGGCAGGATCAGTAGGGGCATCGCCAGTCTGCTCAAACGCAATGGCGTAGTTACCGTGACTCTTGCAGTTAAAGCAGAACCATTCGCCACTATGACCTGCATCGGTTTCATTGGGGTCACCAACACACCGTTCAGGCTCACCACATGCCGGGCAAGTTAATGTAATGTTACGCATCCTTATCCTCCTTATCGTCATTTGCGCGGGCTGCGCCTTCAAACATACCAGCAAAGAACGCTGCTACAATCTTTAGTGCTGTTGAGCTATCAGCACCTTCTTCAAGTGCCCCCTGATAGACAAACATACCCTGTCTACCAAAGTCTACCCATGCTGTACGATCTTCGATTGCCTTGAGCGGATTCTTCATTGCCATCCAATGGTCACATGCTCATGGAGATATAAACCTGCCATCATACAAATTGCTATGATACATGCCACACAGAATAACAGTATCACAAATGCAATTGTGTCACTCATGCCGTCGGTACGTTGTAGTTGGTCATTGCCTTCAACCTTCCATCTGCAGTAATCGTGATGACGCTAGCGTCGGCAGGCAAGTACGTCTGTGCCTCTTCGTACAACACCTGCACTCCTGTGGAGGCGCGTTGCTTCCACTGTGCCAACGAAAACACACGCTTGTCAATGTCTTTCGTCAAGCCGTTAGCAGCACAAGCACCTTTGAACGTTTTAGCCATATCGGCAGTTGGCTGTACGACCACACGATCATAGATAGCACCCTTTGGCTTACCTAGTGCCAACCAATTGATTGCCTCAGTTGACTTACCCGATCTTCGACCCCCTATCACTATATCCATCAAATCAATCCTTGTCGTCGTAAACCTTTAATATGCTTCAACGTCTTATCCCATCGAGGATTATGACGAATCTTGATTGACCGGCGGATACGTCGTGGCTTTTGTGGCTCACGATATACCGGTTCATTTTCGATCATAGCTCGCCCCACCTTTCGCCTGTAGCCATGTCAACCTTGAATGGGAAGTCCCACCCGATAAGCTCGTTGGCAGCGCCTTCCATCGTCTTCTTGATGATGGACATTGATGCTTCGACGTTCTCCGGCTTTGTCTCAAACAAGATTGAGTCGTGCACCGTGAGTAGGATATCGAATAGTGGCACATCACTTAGACGAATCAGGCTGTACAAACACAAGTCGCTTGCGGGTGATTGAATCAGGCAGTTGACCCCCTCTTTCAGCGTGTGATGCTTGTTCTCTTCCGTTATCAGATGAAAGCGCCTTCTTCGTCCTGTCGCTGTAGTTAGATAACCGTCTTTCAAGATGTTCCGATGCTGCTGCTTTACCCATGTACGTACCTCTGGAAAACGATGCCACCATGCATTGATAAGTCTCCTAGCTTCATTGACTGTGATGTGAAGATGTTGTGACAGTGAGAATTCTTCTTGTCCATACAGGATGCCGAAGTTGACTGTCTTAGCTCGTACACGATGTTCTTTGTTGAAACCTTTACCGTAGAAGTCTGTTGCAACCTCAGTATGCAAGTCAAGGTCATTGTAGTAGATATCCTGTAGATTTTTGTCACCACTCAACACTGCTGCCACACGTAGCTCAGCCTGTGAGTAGTCTGCCTGTATTAGTACGTGCCCTTCTGATGCGATAAAGAAGTTACGTACATTAGGTAGCTTTTCACCCGGCTTAGGTCGTGGCTGATTCTGCAGGTTAGGACGACTGCCACTGAGCCTACCTGTCTCTGTTCCTGCAGGATTGAATTCAGCGTGTATACGGCCATCCTTTGCACACTGCTTGATGAGCGTTTCGACATACGTAGATCGAATCTTGTCGAGGCGTTTGAAACGATGGAGCGTTGATACGAATGCAACCCCACCGTTGTCGAATAGGCCCATCTGTTCAGGCAGTATGTTCGCAAACTTAGCCCGTCCATCTAGTATCTCATTCCTGATAGCAGCGTCAACGGATCGCTCTTTACCACGCCTATCGAGTGTATGTTGCAGTTGTAGCTCATCGTAGAGATACGCGCTGACTTGCTGTGGGGAGTTGAGATTGATTTCTCTCCCGATCAGTCTAGCAGCTTCGGCCTTCAAATGCTCTAACTCTGGCAGAACCTCATGGTCAAGTGACCACTGTGCTAGGTCAACGTCAAATGCGATGCCCCTACGTTCAATATCTGCAATTACGTTAGAAGCGGGGATGAGTAACTTGTAGTACGGATCACGTATGTTGCCTTGATCGGTTTCAGGAGTGAACAGCAGATACAACATGTGTGTACCGGAAGTGTCCTGACCGTTATACTCATACAGCAGCACCTTATACTCATCCCACGTAAGTCCATACAATGCCTGTAGCTCATCCTCACGTCCGATCCAATGCTGCTTGCGCTTACCTTCCTTGACCACTTGTGGAGTGTAGTCAGGCCAGCCAAGTCTATCGGCAGTAAGATAGTCTAGGGAGTGTGACCCTGGACGTTCATCCAATATGTAGGACTGTAGCAGTGTATCCTCATCGACACGTGCATCTATACCATTCTGACGTAGGATCTTTACGTCGAATTTTCCATTGTGGTAGATGACTGTCTTATGAGGATCTGAAAGGAACCGTCCGAGAGCCTGTCGCACGTGATGTTCACCAAGTGCGTATCTTCCGATAACAACTGCTCGCGTATCGCGTCCGATACCGATAGACACCAACTCAGAATCGAAATCAAGTCCTGTGGATTCGATATCGACGCTGAACGTATCCACCAATTGAAGTTTTTGTATCCAGTCGATGGCTTCGTCAGGATCATCCGTCCACCTTACTTCCGGGAATGGTCGAGGTTCAATTGGGTTTAGTGCACGTTTAAAGTCACTTACGAGGTTTGGATATGTACCGTCATCTCGTAAAGTCGCTGCTGGATTGTTAGTAACAATAACTCTTGCGTCATTGTACTTGTGATCGTGTCCGCGCTTTGCATTGACATTGCCTCCGGTGAATGTTTGTGAAGCTTCCACTCCACATGCAATGATCGTTTGCGCTGACCTAACTTCATCGTCAAGTCTAGGTCTACATGCAGCAAGGGCTGCGCTGCTCGGCTTATCACTGTAACAAAGGACGGTATTGGTTCGCTTGACACTGGCCTTATCAACTCCATTCATGTCAAGTAGATGATTGACTATCTTACCGATAGGGCCACTCATCGGCTTGCCAGCGTTCGCCTCATGGAATCCAGGCGACCGACCTACAATCACCACAGACGCACCCTCCGGGCCTGTGGTCGGAGCACACGGTTGATCGAACAGCGGGCATTCCCAACACCTTGCATGTGGGGCTTTAGCTGTAGTATCAGCCTGAATCGCCTCAAGGTGCATTTTTGCCTCAGTCATCGAATAGCGCCAATCGCAGCCAGCACGTCACGCTTGAAGTCGTCGGCTGGCCGCACGACCACTGTATCGGGGTCATAGGACTGGATCGCCTTGATGGTGGTAGTGACGCGCTCCCGCTCATCGGCACGAATCAGCGGCTCGACCGCAGCGATGGTGTCACGCGCTGGGCCTTTGTACTCTCGCCAACGCTCAGTGTCTGAGACTAGGTGTAGAGCGATAGCACGTGCGGCGGCTTCGTGGAGGGGCGGGCTGCTCATGTCTTTGGCACCTTGATTGGATTACCGTCAGGGCCGATGATACCGGCAGTGATATCTTGACGTGTCTTCTCAGCAATAATACCAAGCCTATTGCGAATCAACGCTTCTACAAGATCCGTTTTCCACTTCAACTCCCACTCATGCTTATCAAAGCCAGGAATCTTGTCATAGACATACTCAAAGAATGAGCCTACCTGCCAGTTAAGAAATGCCATGTTAATCTGTAGACCAGCTGGATTTAGACCGTTCTTATCCCACAACGCTACTTCATGCTCAAAAGCATTGTTGATGGCAGCAATCTTCTCAATGATGTGCGGCTCTTGTGCAGCATACTCAGGCTCAGGCACACCGATATCAAGGTCTGCATCATCGCCTACAGGCGGATCAAAATTTTCATGAATGTCCATATGTGCTCTCCTTAATCTATCGCTATGTAGTGGGTTGCTTTACCAATCCTATCAATTCTGATGTGCCCACGCTCAATCAATGTCTGAATGTAGTCATCTGCCTCCCGCTTCATCAAATGATTGTCGCGCATAAACTGACCACGTGATACACCTGAATGTCGTTTGATATAACGATGTGCTTTCGACAATGATCGCTCATTCAAACCCTTGCCGACATTCATACATGCCTCGATAGAATACTGTCCCCAATCCTGCACGTACTTAGCAGCCGACACGATATCACGCTTTTCAGCAGAGATAACATCTTCGTCCGGCTCACTGCGAGAGGCAGCAATCAGCATAGCCATCTTTAACAGGCTCATGGAGAGCCGTTGCATAGTCGGCAACATCACGTGACTCAATGCACTATGGTAGGACGACTCACGCATAATGGCATCAATTCGTGAAAACTCTGTCCATGCTTCCGGGGTCAGTTGCACGTCCACCACTATCGGCCTATCAACCGTTACCTCAGTACCACCACCAGTCAATTTGACCTGACCGTTACGATGATATGTATTGTATAGATGTTGTGCGTGTGCAATTACAGGATTGCTGCCATCTTGGATTTCTTGAAGCGGCGGGCCTAATGGCTTTACAGCCTCAAGTTTTGTGTCGCCACAGACAATCAAGAACCTGGGCAGAAATCCACTTGTGATAGCTGACTCATCGAGTGAATGATATACCTCGTCACGAATGCCAGCGCCCATTACCATGAAGATCGGTTCTTCCACTGTATATGTTTGCTTCTTAAGTGTCCGTCGAAAAATACGTGGTACGTCATACAATTGTGCGAATAGCTCTTTGGTTCCCTGCAAATAATCCTTACGTGAAATCTGATTGAAGTACCCTGCTAGCTCATCACGTGTCATCAAACTGACTTGGTGTGGACGATTGGCAAGAAAACTGATAATACCTTCTACCGAACCCTCTGAGGCAGCAAAGATATCAACGTCGATGTTGGCAATAACCTCTTCACACATACGCATCGATGTTGTCTTCCGTGCCAACGTGGACTCGCCAAGTACCATCCCCCACAGGTTGGGACGGACTGTACCATATGTAGTTTCAAGCTTCAAGTTAGCAGAGAGGATCGCTGACAGCAACATAAATGCAAACAGATCGTGGTACTGTGGTGGCGCGTCAGTCCGCTTCATTCCCCATTCACGATACATGTCGATGTATGTGAAGTTATCATCTTCTGCCTCATCATAGATACCAGGCATTGTGAATGATACTGCTTCATGCTGATACTCTGCAATGCGCTGAAACCGCTGTTTGACCTTAAGCACTTCCAACCACAGGTGGCGCTCAGGCCGGTTATCACGACGGTACTTGTTGACCTTTGATACACGACAACAAGCGAATGTCTCTAGCTCATCCATTCCGCATTCAAAGCACATATTGATGAGGTTCCACATGAGACTAGACCAATCGGCCTCATCATCTGGATCATCCTCCATACGTGACATGAATGCAGGAGCATCTTCCATCAACCCTATGTACTTGCGAATAGTCTCAGGCACGTCCGGCAGGATATCATCAGCAGGCATGTCAACATCAAATTTGACCGCCTCGGGCACGTCGGTTGGCTTCTCGACCCCCTCAAATATCTCGACCGGTGCTTCCATGCCGGTGAGGATACGTGTCAATTCTACAGTTGGGTATACGTCACCGGCCTCTTGATACTCAGCCTTGAAATTACGTGTGAACGGTACACGAAGTAGCTGACCGATATCCCAACCTGATACGTCTGCACCATTGTCGTGGTACTTGTATGCAATGCGACGTGAGTAATCTTCTGCTATCTGTGGATCAACATAGCCGTCCAGCGTCCACAACGCTTGATAGCGTCCGGGCGACGATACCATGATGATTGGTGGTGGTGGATCTACAGTCTCAGGATCGCAAGAGTCAAGGTCTGCCCATACAATACGTGTAGGACGTGCATACTCTTTCTTAGCCTCGCGCCTATCGAACATAGTGACCGCAAACCACACGTTATGATGTTTCTCTTTCTGCTCGATGAAAGCCAACATGTTAGCTGACTCTCTAGGCCACTCAAAGAAAAACCGCTTGAACGAATCACGTCCGCGGATTTTGTGTGAGGTAGCGATGCAGATAAGTCCATCTTCATCCCCGAATACCAAATCGAAGAATTCATACCTTATATCTTTGATCGATGATTTTTGCATCTCTCATAAGATAGGTCACTCTGCCGCTGAAACCCCCCGGAAACAGACGGCAGAGTGACCTTTATGTTTGGCCTCCCTGTTAGACCTGTTGGATTAGATCAAGCCACTGGAAGCAGCGGAGCCAGTCTTACTACCGGCCTTCTTGACCCCCTTGACGACGTTGCGCTTCTTGACAATAGGCTCGCCATCCTCACCTGTCTCATTCGACGGGTAAGACTCGATACCAAGCGTCACGACGCACTCACGTCCACCAAGGTCATCCACGTCCAGATCGAAGCCCTCAGTCATTACCTCATTCTGACTGTAACCGACAGCTTCAAGGAAACGCACAAGCATACCATCCATCTTGGCCTTGTGCTCGTACTTCTTACCATCGACCTTTGCAGGTGCGATGATATACCGATCGAATGCGCGGCGATCCTTGCCTTCAAGGCGCTCATCAGTAATCTTGTACTGAATGCTCAACATCGGAGTGCCAGCAGGTAGCTTACCGCCACCCTTAGTCTCCTGCCATTCAGCCTCAAACACGACTGCATCATAGCTACCTGCGGGGAGCGGAACGAATTCCGGCTGTGTGGTGTCAGCACCAGTAAGATCAAGCAATGGCATATCTATTCTCCTTCGTCATCCGACAGTGCTTCAAAGATCAACGGAATGCTAGGCGACTCAATCAGAGCCGGTAGCGCACCTGTGCGATCTTTAGCAATTACCTTACGCGTTTTCTGCGTCTGCAGTCTACGCACGATACCATCATCTTCTTCGTTGGCAGTCATATAACCAACGATATCGAGAAAGCCGGGAATGTTTCCACTAAGCTGACCCGGTAGTGACGGTGAAATTGATACCTTACCATTCTCATCCTTATCGGTCTTATCAAGTGCGATCAGGATGGTGTTACATGGTAGGTCACGAAATGCACGTACTACCACTTTCAGCTTATCACCGGCAAGTCCCCATTCCTTCATACCGGGGGGTTCACCTGCTAGGTCAGGCCGTTTCTCAATCCTAACCTTCATCACATCACTCATGATAACAGAATGCAACTCTGTGAGTGAGTCTAGTACGATGGTCTTATAGTAATCCTCCGTGTCCATTGCCACCATCTCATACACTTCGTTTAGACGCTCAGTTGTCTCGACACGTACAACATCGATATCCTTGCGATGACGAAGTGTAGTTGTACCACCCTCCATATCTAGAAACAGCACGGGTGATGTATCTGGATGATCCTGTGCTGTACCTGCCAGATACGTTTTACCGCTACCTGCAGGGCCGTAGACAAGTAGGTTCAAGTACCTCACTGCCTCCATAGGCGATGTGGCACCGATCCTCTCGCGTAAGGGGGACACTTGCGCCAACTACATACCTCCTGTGGTTGGGGGGTTAGCGCCTGAATCAGCGCCAGAAGGGGAAGCATAGCCGACCCGAGCCGGGGGGTCAACTCTCTGGAAAAGCACCGCCAGGTCGCCGCCAGCCCGCGTATGACGATCATGCATCTTACATACCTTCGTGTACAATCGCATCGTACGATCATGAGCAGCAAAGGTAGCATCAACCGTGCCTTCTTCATCACATGCATAAAATCCACACTTAGCCATCTAGCAATCCATAATCCTTGACACGAAGTTGTCGTGATTCTGTGTTACGAATGCGGGGCTTGTCTACATCATCGTCATCCTTCGTTGGTACCAACTCCCCTTTCTGCATCTGGAAGCTCGTCCACTCACCATCTTTCCAAATACTGCAGTATCCCTGTTCAAGTACCTGAAATGGCTGTGTACAATAATGCTTGAAGTCATACGGGCCGTCATCACCACTGAACCATGCCGGTGTAATGAAGTCCGTAAACTCTACGTCATGGTACGTGTACGCAAACTTGTCACCCTCCACAGGATCGCCAACTTCAAAGCCAAAAAACTCAGCAGGGTCTTTGCGAGGGTCTTGAGCACATGTCATACAAAATGGATCTACCAACGCCTCTACAACTTCATGCGAGAACGTAACTTGCCATGATAGACCATACTTCTTATCAGTTTGCACAAATGTACGCATAACCGGCGTACCACTATCATCAAAGTGATAACCAAGAGCACCCGCCTCATCAGACGTACCGAGAAGGTGGTGTTCCCAAATCATCTTTGATCGTGGTGTTGGATGAGCTAGGTCACCGAGTACGAATGCAGCAGTAGCATTCCAAGCAGGCTCAAAGTGATGATCGAGGCAATACTTATGTGCTACTAGCGTAGCCGTTACCTCAGCATCGGTAAGACCTGACTCCGGGTGATTATATACTACGATGAGCGGGTGTACTCTCACTTGATTCCTTCCGTTAGAGGTATATATGCAAGTACGAATCCGTCACGTACACCTTTCAATGCTACGCAGCCGAATGTAATTGTCTTACGCTTGTGATGATCTAGTATATTGCCGCTGTCATAGTCAACGAATATCTTGGTACCTTCCTGTTTAGCTACTTTGCCAATATAGATACCATGTGACCATCCATAACGCACATAGAACCATCGGTACTCATCCCTCTCCGGTGCTGTATCATGCTCAGAGGCAGGAACCATTTCACTAGCTTGCTGCCAGCGAAAGGTAGTACACCCCAACACACCAAACTTACGGTCACGCACTGGCATATCGAGTATCCAACCACTCCCACTCCATCGATACCGCACTGCAACATGCCGCCCTGTTAGTTCTCTACCACGTTGTGGAGTAATCATCGGTCGTAGTTTCCCACATAGTTGTTGTCGATCATCTCTTGCCAATCGGAACCATCATCCATAGCAAGACAAGGATTGCGAAAAGGGCACCGCAAACAGGAGTAACTAGTAGTGAAGTTAGGGTACACCCTAAGATCAGGAGCGAGCATATCACTAGCCTCATCGAGAATTCGTTGACCTGCGCTACGTAGCTCATGGCGATTGCGACGTACATAGTCACGCCGGACAAACAAACCATCGCCACTATCGAGTAGATATTGGGCATACGCCTTAGCCTTGTCATCGTTCTCGACCCACCAATCAAGGTCACGCTCTTTAACTGCTTCATACCATAGCGCAGCAGAGGTAGGCTTTGTGCGATCAATCGACGGACGCCCCTGTGGGAAGTTTTTGGTAATGGACGTAATATCCGGTGGCTTCGGAAATGCTTTCCAGAGCGTATTGTAAATCACGAAATCGATATTCTTGTACTCAAGGTCATGTATCTCTGCTTCACGCTCAGCAGCCCACATGTATGACGTTACCTGCTCATCCTTCTCAAGCTTCTTGATGTACTCATCACCATCGGCAGGCGCAGCGGTCTTGTGATCCATGATGCCATACCGGCCAGTCTCAAGATCCTGAATGATAACGTCCATGCGGCCACGATAGTGTACTTGTTTCGTACCGTGCGTAATGTAGTAGTCTATCCCATCCTCAGATTTATCCATAAGAGGTACACTGAAGTCGTGCTCAGCAGCGATGACGGCGAAGTTATCGTGACGATCTGCGTACTCCTTGTAGAACGTCATCATGCCAATGCCTAGTTCAAGATGAGCTTGAAACTCATCTAAGTCTACATCGGGGATTACATCGAACAGACCTTCAACATGGTGTGTCTGTGTTACGCCCTCAGCTATATCATATTCACCAAGATGAGGCAGACCACTGGCATAGCCAAGGTCATATATCATGTAGTCGATCATGCCGCCCTTGGTCTGTACATCATACCATGTAGTGAACGTATTGACAGGATCAAGCTTGAGCGTAGGATTGTAATACAACTCCATCGCAAGATGGATACCTGTACCAAACCACAGGGGGAATGAGATACCGTGAATGCGTGGGTTAGTCCGCAGGTTCTCGCGCATAGGCGATGACCAATTCCACTTACGACGACACTGCTTGAACGTACCACGATCTGACGTATGGATCGGGATTACCTCAGACTTCGGTGGTATCGGCGGAGGTAGTTTACCAACCTGTGTGTTGATATTAGTAGTCAACGCCCCCACCTTTCAAACCTTCCATATTTTCAAAACCGACAAATTCAAGCTTGTCAGCAGAGAAGCCATTACGCACAAGAATTTTCAATGCCTCTGCTATTGCAATGCCTTGTGTAACATCGTCATCCTTCTTTGCAGTAGCACTTGAAGCTACCCAAACATTATGGATCTTGGCACCGTATGAGTCATACAGCCAAAACTTCACTACGAAGTGAACGGTCATCTCGCCTCCTGTGGGGGGTTCGGGGGGTGGCACAGTGTATCACGATTTGGGGTCGGCGGTCAACTCGACTATGTATGTTCGTCGCCCGTCTGCATCCCATTGACTTTGAATAGACTGAATCCGAAATATGTTATACTTACCTTGTCCTGTGATACGTAATGTAGTGCCAGGTCGAAATTGAAATGATCGAGGTAGATGGCGCTGCCGCCATAAATCCCAACTAACCAAACATATTGGAGCAGCTAAAAGTGGATATAAGATAAAATTGAACCAACTCATTGATCCTCCTGTCTATAGATTGGGCGTCCCTTCCAAGGAGCGCCTATCGGGCCACGAACGTGGGCCTTAACCCATGTGCTCTTCTTAGCGAATACGCGCTTTCCATCACGTGTGCGACCACCTTTGATATGTCGCCAGTGACCACGCACCAGCCAGCGCACATGATACACCCGTGAACCATCTCCCTCTTCGTGTGAAGTCTCGCCTGCTGCATGGAGGTTCACGTAGTACACACGCGGTTTATCGGTGGTGATGACATATGGATGCTTAGCTTTCCATTGCCGTCGCTGCTGACGTGATACCGGCACGATAGGCTCATGGGGGATTTTGTCGGCACTAATGATCTGTGCTAGCTCAACAGCAAACTTGACCAACACATGTGCAGCTTTTGGTGACACCATAGTTGTGTCATTACTTGGATGATTCTCATACGCACCTGCAACATCGAAGCCGGCTTTAGCTTCTGGGTTAGCACGTATAGTCCATGCTACATACGGTACGTACTGCTCATCATCGTTATATGGTCGATCATACTCATACGCATCGCCCCAATACCACAAGCAATCCCATGTCTTACCCTGCTCGCGCTCAGAGATGAAAATGGCGTATACTGAATAGTATTTATTTTGTTCTGTTGCGACTAACCAACCATTCTGCTCTTCGGCCTCGATAGCAACGCGAGGATATGGCAGTGGCGGTAGCTCAGGCATCGGATACTCACCAGCCGATTGCAGTACCTTCGTTGTCTCATTTGCACTAACTACATGTAGGATGCTACTACGTAGAATGGCGATAACCTGAGCATGTGAAGGCTGTAGCCACCGACCACCCTCTTGATGTTCAAACGGTACTGATGGATCAAGACACTTCTCAACGACAGCCTCATCAACCGGATACTTCTTGTCTGTATATATCTTGTATAGCTCCGGTACAACTAGGGTATCAGGATCAATGCGAATGTTCATCTCTACATTCCTTGATAGCTATATCAGCGCAATTTGTTGCGGTTTGTTTAACCATCGCTCGATCATGCTCTTGCAATGGAAGTGATGGCAGCTTCCAAATCTCACGTTCAAACTCATGACGTAAGATAGTACGTAGATCGTATCCCATTATACTGCTCTCCTTACGAGTACAGTTGGGCCACCACAGTTGGGGCACGGCTCGTTGGAGTCAAGTCCCTGTGTATATGCAAAGCCACGCGGCTTAATCGGGTTCTCATGTCCGTCACAATACTGTGGGTTATACATGCAAGCCTTGAGGTACGTGCGATTCACGTGCTTGCAGTCATTGTCGGCACTGTACAGCCATGCCTTACAAGTGCAATGTGCACCGGCTTCACCGTCAAAGGTGACGATGTACACTTCATCGGTGCTATCCGACTTCACATCGAAGATGCCATAGTTACTAGCACAGTCCCTCATTGTTACAATGTCCGCTGGCATATCCTAGCTCCCTTCAAGCTGTATCTGTAATGCTTTGACTTCACGTGCGATAATCAAAATAGCCTCTGATTCACGCACAGGCACTTCAATGACCTGACCACGCATTGTCCATGCTTCGTATGACTCATTCAACTTATCAAGCAATTCATCGAATGTCAATGTCATTCATCGTCCTTTCCGAATAGCATCTTGAACCATGATCCCGACTTGTCAAGCTTCTTCTGTACGCGGTTGTCTACTGTGTTGTTAGCATGAATGTCAATGATCTGAGCCTGGCCTTTCTGACCTGGCCTGTGAATACGTCCAGCAGCCTGCATGTTCTTACCGGGCGACCACGACTTATCAATGTTAATCTGAGTCTGCGCTGCAGTTAGGGTAATCGACTCACCACCTAGATCGATGGTGCACAAGAATACCTGTGCTTCCTTGTTCTGGAATGATTCTACCATAGCAGCCCGCTTCAACTCATTATGTCGTGGCAACATGCGAATGTAACTGATACCGGCCTTCTCCAACCGCGCCTGCATCAAGTCTACAGCTTTAGCAAACTGTGAGAATATGACCACACTGTCCTTACGGTCATCATCCCACGACATGCCTTCAAGTATCTCCATCACTGCATCCAGCTTGGATGACGGCTCAGTAAGATCGATGTGAGTGATTTTCTTGCCAGTCTTAGGGTCAACCTCAGTGCCCGTGACCACAGGCGTCGCTACAGCGATCTGGCGCAGCCGTGTGAGCGCGGATATGACGTTGGGTGACGTGATCGGCGTACCCTCAGCATCAAGCGTCTTGAGATAGTTGACGACTTCGTTGTACATACGTCGCTGTGTCGGAGACAGGTCAACGAATACCTTAGTCTCAATCGGGTCTAACAGGTCTTTGAATACCTCACTCTTCGTACGTCGCACACCAATATCAGCAAGTAGCTGACGAAACTCATCCTTGCGGTTGGGTCGAATACCGACAACCTTGCGGAAACCGGCGACTTCAATCTCAAGGCAGAAATACTCACGAAACTTCCAGTATGCAGTGTACTTCTTCGGATCAAGGAAATTCAGTAGCGCCCATACTTCGTCGGGCGTGTTGACGAAACCGGTGCCAGTCATAACACGCTTAAACGGTACATGTCGGAAGATTTTGCGAATGTTCTTCGACCACTGACTATTGCGGTTCTTGACCCTATGTGCCTCATCTAGCAATACCATGTCCCATTTGATAAGACCTAGCACTTCAAGGCTCTTAGCCTTGTTAGTGAAGCAATGGTAATGCGCGAGGATGATACGCGGAGCCATCGGGTCGTTGCCACCACGAATCCAATCAGCAGTGCCGTCAGTCTTAGCATTGGCAATCGACCATTCAGGCAAGATCGGGCCTGTGGCCTGGAAGTATGGGTCTTTACCGGTCTTGGTGGTAATGATGAGAATACGTGGCCCACGCTTCTCAGGCGGACACAACGTCATCGTACCCTCAATATCCCACAAGGCCGTCGATGTTTTCATGCAGCCAACCTCTGACCAGTTAGCAGCGTGTGGCCGTGCAATCAGCTTGTCTAGATCCTCTAGCTGAAACGGCTGTTTCACGTACGTAACCACTATGTTCCTCCTGTCTGTCTATCCTGTGAGGCGGCACAGGCCGTTGGGGAGTTGGTACTACTCTACCACAGATTGGCGCTGAATGTCAAGGTAGGTCGTTGTGATGAGTCCAAATAGCTCAAGCATCTTATGACCCTGACCGTGACAGTATTGATCTAATGACTTCATAAACTCTTCGTCATCAAGCCGCTGTGGGCCTGTGACTATGAACGGCTCAAACGATTTCATGAGCACGACACCAAGGATAGTAGCGCATGTTTCATCAATGCTGACGCCAGCCTCAATAGCTACCGCAACCTGTTCCTTAACCCACTGAAACACTTCTTGCTTGTTAGCCTCAGCATACCTGTCCATCTCATCTTCATCAATCTCAATCAAGTCATCAATGACTTGACTGACGTGCTTAGGAGTGCTTCGCTTGAATAATCGCATCTTTAGCATCTCCTTCCATGATTGCGATACTGTACTCATCGGTGTTGTACTGAGCACGGTACTTGTTTGCAATGGTCGTAATGGATGAATACTGTACATAGGGCGGAACCTCAATAGCTGCAAGGTTCACTCTAGTCATCATACCAAATGACCACCAGGGGCAATACTCACGTCGAATCAGGATCGTATACATTACCTCTTCTTTCTATTATGCCATTGACGTATTCGGATTTGCCTACGATATAGACGATAAGCTGGGTCTTTAGCAATGTAAACTCGTTGTCTACATGCACTGCACATCGGGCGCAGTTCACCACGCTTGACAGGCTTCTCGCGCTTACACTCTATACATGTTAGCACTACTTTATCCTCTTGTGCTGCAGTGCAGTGAGCGCATACACCTGTGCGATCTATAAGATTAGGACGCCAGTAACCGCATCCTATGCAATACTCTTCCGTGTCCATGCTCTCCCTTAAATCTTATGTAGCAGATCGTGGTACGCTGTCTCTCCGCTTCGTACCGTTCGGTGCACATCTCACCGCCTACCGTGAACGTCTGCTACCTCGGCTATCTCCCTATAGGCTTCGGGTTCAGGGAGACTACTTACACACCACAGGGAATACGTGTATTCGGCCAGGGTGAGTATCCTATATGTTGTACCGCTCGATACCCTACTATCAGTTGCTCAAGCGGAGTCCAGTATCGTGCGTCCTTACCTCCATGCCTTGCTAGCATGTCAGCGCCCCAATGGCGCATGAATGACCAATCCATTTGTAGGCCACCGTAGTAGCCTGCAGGATTGTATGCATCCCATGATCCTTCTCCACCATGAATGCATCGTAGACCTGCGTAACGCGCATCGTAATAGCTCGGGGCAGACCCGACTCTCTTGTATCGATGGTGCGCATGTCTATGATGACGCCTCCAAATGAGCAATACTTGATATCGACACTGTTTGTTGCCACATCGATTTTCTGCCCATTTGTGATAGGGGGTTAGTGGTACACCCATCAACCGTTGAAAGTGCCACGTGGCATCACGGTTATGATGGATCTTACGCAACATGTGATGCGGGTATGTGTGCGCTTTTGCCGTACTCGTTGCCGCTAGTGTTAGCACTGCTGCTATCGCTAGTACACGCCGGATACGGTGTACCTCCTATGTTGTCGCTTACCGCCAATGTCATCGACGGACGAATAAAGCCGGTGGTACAGGGCATACGACTCACGTATGTCTAGGGGACTCACGTTACGGTCACCCTGTACCACCGGCGAGGGGAGACAGAGCAGCGGACACGGCTTGCCTCTCCCCCAAGATAGCTTGAGGGGGTGCCAGCCGCAAGGCCGACACCCCCTCAGCCCGTCGCGCTACCCTACGCGGCGGTGTTGACCAGGGCGACGAATCCGCCGTCCTTGGAGCCGATCACGCGCACCTGACCCTCAAGTCCTGCAGCCTTGACCGCGTTCTTGAAGCCGGTGTTGATGCTCTGCAGCGCCTTACCAGCAAACTGACCATCGGTGTTGCTGTATCGATGACCACGCTCACCGGAGTCAACGAATGCCTTGAGCAGATCGGAATACTGACCCTTCGTCTTGGAAGTGCTCAGCAGGGCGGCGACCTCATCATCGGTCATCGCGCCGGAAGTTGCAGTTGCCTCAGCCATGTTGCTCTCCTTTGTACTCGTTACGTTTGTGTCGGTGTTTCTTGCTCGCCTGCGTCTTGCAGACCGTTCAGTTGTACCACTTGATTGAGCCGTGTCCGTAATGTCTCCACCTCCTTTCTCAAATCGGCTAGCTCACTACTGAGATTACCACTCGCAAGCTTGCGTGTCAAGGGACTACGTTCATAGGCTTGCCACTGCTCGGGAGTAGGTGGGTGATGGAGCGCCATGATCGTGTTGGTGTTGCGCGCTCCCTTTTGAAGCAGTGTAATCGAACCAGTCTGCTTCAATCCTCTAAATAGCCGTCCATAGTCACTCATGGACAGCTTAGGGCGTACGTTCTTGTAAACCTCGAGGATCGAGCCTGTGAACATCTTGACAGGCATATCATCAACAGTGTCGATTTCGCCACGTGCGTCAATGGCCTCGTAAAGACGCTTGCCCTTATCGTAATGGTTGACTTCTCTGACCGGTTCGCTCATTGGGAGGGAGTGTAGTCGGGAATGGCCTCCATGTAAAGGTCTAGAGCGGATTCATAGCACGCAAGGCATAATCGTTTCTGCGCTCCACGCTCTTTGACCACACTTATCATAACCGGGTCAGCACCACAACATCGGCAGAGTCCACGATATTGAATCATCTTGCGCCACTTAGTGGCAGTGCGTCTATGCCTGATCTTGTGTATACCGTGCGTATCGCGGATGAGCATCACATCAATCTCTTGATCTGTGAAGTCAGCCAATGGCCCGGCAAAGGTCTACGAGCGGCTTGACTTCCTTAGCCTTAGCAGTGAAGCTCTCAAGCTTAGCACTACCCTTTGAGTAGTCGCCGTTTGAGATAGCTTGTGCAGAGTCAAGTGCAAGTCCGTTCATGTCGATCAACTCTTCCATTGCCTTGCGACACGCATCATTACCAAGCGCAGTGGTTGTGTTGGTGACATGTACTGTCTTAGGTGGTGTCGTGACTGTACTCGTTGCACCAGCCGACCCACAGCCAGCAGCACCGATGCATAGCACGGTTGCCAGTAGATACTTCATGTGTTCACCCCCATCCTAACGATAGGCCGATGACGATGTACCAAAACACCGCACACACGGCGAGGATTTGCAGCCATATGACAAGCTTCATGCTTACCCTCCAATTCGCTCAGTCCGTCCACGTGCGCCAGCGATGTTAGCAGCATTGGCAGCGGCGGTACCTGCGGATCGGGCAAAGCCGTCATAGTTCATGTTTCGTGCAGCACCACTCTTGAGGTTCGGTACAACCGTTTCAACGTACTTCTCTACAGCCTCTTTGCGGCCTACAAGCACAAGTGCCTGACCCTTACCCTCATCGGTAGACTCGTCCGGCTTGATACGCTCATTCATGCCTGCCAGCCGACTGTAGATTCGGCTTGCGTATGACTGGATAAAGTTGGCCTTGAAGGTACGGATACCTCCACCACTCACACCGGACTCACCCTGTGCAAATACCAACTCCATTTCCATCTCATTGAGCAAGTGCGTGTAAAGCAGAATGACGTAGGTTACGTCAGACTCATAGCCTGCTACGCAAGCCTTGTGAGTGCCTTCCGTGTACCACATGCGACAGCGGTTATTGACCGCACATGCATTGAGCAAGTCGCGCTTGCCGTTTGTGAGCGGATTCTTCTTCGGAATGAATACGTCACGTGTAACGAGTGTGTCGGTACCTACCGCTTCGTATGCATCGACCATTTCCTGCTCGATAGCGTACTGCTGCATGAGTAGCTGTGCCTTCTCTACAAAGGCAGCCGACTCAGCCTCATTGTCCGTGCCTTCGGCATGGGCCAAAAGCTTCTGAATCTTGTCAATGATCTTATCATCGACGGTCATATGATGCTCCTGTGGTTGGGGGTTTTTTGTCCGGTGTATCCGGGCGAGTAGCTTGCAAGATGTGTACGATCATTCTCGTAAAGCCACTTCTGTACACGATAACTAAGTATCGGGATCTTCTTCACCGGTGTCTGTTTATCGTGTCGCACGATAGTGTCGGCACAACTCGCGTGGTGCGTAGTAACACCAAAACTTAATGTATGACCAAAGTTTCATGCATCCTCCAATGCCCTATTGATGACCTTCTGGATTTGATCGAGCACTGAGATAGCACCGTCTTTCAAACCCTTCTCGTAGTCTGTGTTGGTCGTCGGTGCGTGGTTGATTTGCTCCACGATATTACCACACATGATAGCGGTCAACTGGAACGCGTAGATCATACCATCACGTGGCGTAACCAAATCATCCTTGTCCACTTTACCTCCCCTAGTGTGCGTGTGCTAGTGCGTATAGCAGAATGAATCCGATGATCCAGACTACCCGCATTACTTCTTAGCTTTGATAGGCCGTGTCCGTCGCGCCTTGGGCAGCACGATCTTAGCACCAATGTACGTATCAGGTGTAATGCCGTGCTCTTCCAGCCACAGGCGTTCATTGGCAGACCACTTGTAATCCTTAGCGATCATTCAGGCCAGTCCAGATACAGATTGTTGTTGCCAGCCTGACGCTTGCATTCCAGCGGGTTGAATGTGACATATCCCTTATCAAACTGCTTTGCCCACTTGTCAGCGCATCGAGCAGCGTGCATCGGGCCATTGGATACAATATCGACACGTACCACCACCTGACCGGCAGCGTCCTTACCAACACACTTGTAGATATGTGCCTTGACCATACTCATGTTTTACCTCACTCCATAGAAGTTTTGGCTAGCACGATACAGACGCATCATGCCGAACCGACGATACTTGTATGCGACACGCCACGGCACCCAAGGCAACCATACATGAACGCTGCCCCAGCCGTGATGCATCATCCACTTGGGAAACCCCTTCGGGCCATAGCCTGCGGGACTACCGTTCGGGCCGCGCCGAAAAATTAGGATACATGGGCGTTGATTGTCATAACGATACGGAAACACAAACCTGTAGGTATCGGCACCAATCCTGATATCAACTGTCCGCTTTTTCATGTCACACTCTCTTGTATGCTGTGCGCTTGTATGCTGTGAGTGGCCTTGACCCCTCGGGCCACGGGTAGATGTTGTACTGACCAGCAGGGAAGTGATCCTGTGAAAGAAAGTAGCGAATCACATTATTCACGTTAATGTAACGCGCTACCGTCTGTGCATGTGGGCCACTTCCAATCCGCTCACGACCGGTATTAGGGTCGATATAGCAGACTAGGAACCGCCGCTTGGGGTTACGCATCATGCTCCCTCACTGCTAGGTGTGCGAACGTGCCAACGTCGTTACCATTTACGTCACGGATGACGCCGCTCTGGCATCCCTCAGCCACACGGTTACTAACATTAGCCAAAGCCTCAACCACGTCGGCGTTAGACAGCATTGCATCATTGCCAATGTCGATTTGTAGGGTAAACAGTGTATGTACGCTCATGCTACATATCGCCTTTCTGCCCAAAATCGGGCCGTACCATGTACCTCAGTTTTACGCTTGTCAGCGTCGAACATGCGATCATCCAAGTCACCGATCCACAGACCTTCGCACTCAGTAGCCTCAAGTCCAAGGTTGCCGACGATGATCGGTGTGAACATCTCAGCCTCTTCGTGCCAGTCGATGTAACGGGCTACGTCGGTAGTGGTCACGACCGTCAGCGACTTGGTACCGGTCATATTGTTGACGATGAATACCTTACGAGTCATTTGTACTCCTGTTCCTTACGGCGCTAATAAAGCGCATCTTGTCGAAGTTTGAGTTATCGCGCTTGAGCGCATCGGCTACTGTGTTCATGCACTTTTCAAACCCATACAGCATATCGTCGTGTGGGATTAAGCGCATAATATCTTTGCGCTCGATAGCCAATTCATCGGCTAGCTGCTCATACCCAGCCTTAGTCATGCTGATACCGTGACCGCAACATGTACGCGATCGCCTTCCTTAGTTAGTGGAGTGACAATGTACTTGTCAGGATCGCCAGCGAACCAATGCGCTGCTAGCTGCTTGGCTGTTTCACGGTGGAATGCATTACAGATAAAGTGTGCATTACCTACCGTCACAAGCCACATAATACCCATCGTGTTATCCATTACTTAGCCTCCGTCAGTGCGTGAAGCATAACGTAGTAGAAGATACCCTCAGTGTTTATAACCTCAGCGCGAGGGCCAGAATACTCCGGGTTAGCATTAGGTGGTGCAGGCTCAATAGTGCGAATCCGTACGCGCTCAGTACCTAGCATCCAGTCACGTCCGAAGATGATTTCCGCTGCGTTATCCATGTTTACCTTCCTGCCTTGTAGGCATTGTCGATTTGCACACAGTAGACAACATCATGTGACCCGGCAGGCCAGCTTACCCCTGCTTTGATCCTGCGAGCGGGTACAAACATGAAACTATCTTCCGTGCGACATTCATGTGAGCGAATCTTGACTAGCTCACGTGGAGTGTAGCGTGGTGAAGTGTTGCCAGCGTAGGCGTCATAGACGCGTGTGCCAGCGATCAAACACATAGCGATTGCAATGTAGCTAATCAGTCTCACGACAACCACTTACGTTAGATCGAATGTATGCGCCTACCTTATTCAAGTAGTCTAGCTCTTGCTCTGTGACTGCATCGTATGAGTACAGTCCAAACTTGACGGGTACGTGCACTCTAGAGGGGTCGCGCTTCCACGTTTTTACCATACCATTGACGCGCCACTGTGCATCAGGCCGACCGATGCGAGGTACGCAAATCACGTCACCCCTTACCAACGTCTTGAGTCTTTCCAGCGTTATCATGATTCATCCCCTTTATGGATTAGGTCACCACATACCTCACAGTGAACATCATAACCGGGCCAATCGTAACCGGGCCACGGCAACACGTCATCAGGTTTATGCCAGGCGCAGTAGTACATGATATCGACTAGATCGCCGTTACCATCCTCAATAAGTGTTACATATGCGGGCATTTATGCATCCTTCTTAGCGGGGTTCATGCGGGCATCGACCTTATCGATGATCGCCTTGGCAACGTCGGAGATATCCTTGATTACCTGCTTGACTACTGCCGTGTCTTTTGCCCACCCGGCAATGTAAGGCACCGTGTAGTCGTTGGTATCGTATCCATAGTGTGCCATTACAACGTAGGCCGCACCCTCAGCGATTGTCTCACACGCTGCTCGCGCCTGAGCATCGGACTGATAGTTGGTCACTTTGCCGTGTTCGGCCACCACATGAGCAATCTCATGAGTGAGTGTCTTAGCTGCCTGAGCGTATGACAGCTTGCTTGATACGATGATGGTGTTCTCGTATAGCGTCACCTTCTCGCCGTCACGGGTAATGGTCTGTGTCTTAGGCAGCATACAACCCTGTGCCTGTCCTAGCAGTCGGTCGCTCTTAGCGTCCCGCATGATCTTGGGTACGCCGAAGTCATCGAGAGCCGTGCGACTAAGCCACCGACACAGGTTCTTACTGTTCTCGATGTTGTCATCGGTGTCATGCATCGGCTTAGGCGTCGGCGTGTCATACTCCGGGCCATCCGTATCCTGAATGTGGAATGTCTTATGAATGATCTCAAACCCGACACACTTGAGTCGAGGCTTACCGTTCGGGAGAGGTTCAGCGTCCAAGTCCTTAACCAACACCGGTTTGAACAGCGCGATTGCCTTGGAACCTTTGCGAACCTGCCTACCGACACCCTGCCATCCACGGTAGCCCATAGTGATGACACCGCCGGTTTCCCAAAGCTCTAGCTCATGCCTGAGAGCAGCCTCTTCGTCCGGGTCAGTGCACTGCTCAAGAGCCAGCCGTGCCTCAGTCTCACGAATCCATGCATCGATCAGGATAAGCATCGTATTGTTCCAAGAGTAGTTATGCATCTTACCCTTGTACTTGAGGAACTGACCGAATGCCTTCGGATCGTT